CGTTACCTTGTCTAGACTGCCTTCTTTGGTTTTGAAGTCGACAACGATGCCAGGCGAGTCGCCAACTGGTGGCACAAACATATCTACCTTGCCGCCAAAGCCATCTTCGTGAGCAAACGACTTTTCGCATTGCCAAGGTTGCTCACCAAAATGAGCGTCTAGGGCGCGTTTGACTTCGATGCAATAGATTGGCCAGACTTCGACCGTTTCGCTCTTAAAGAAACGCTCAAGCACGCCATGCATACGCGTGCCTCGATCTGCTGCTTCACGTCCAGTTGACTTACTATCGGACATGACTCGCTCGAGCCAAGCGGCCTCGGGTTCGCCATCTAAACGTGGCAAAGTCAACGCGGCCAGTAGCACTTGCTGTTGCAGCCAAGTGTTCAAACCGTGTTTAGCAGCCACGTTAAGAATGGTTGTTACCGACGGTACAAGATTCTTTTTGCGAGCATCTGCGAGGGTTGTGTTGCGAATACGCCCATCTTTCATTGTTTGGGTATATGCGGGAGTGCCGTCTAATTCGTACCAATGGCCTGATTCTGAATTCATTTGTTCACCTTTATTGCGAGTTGTTTAAGCACTTCAATTGTTTCGTCGATCCATTGCTTTTTGTCGCTATCAATCACATCGTTTATTTCGATCTGAGTTAAGCGCCAAGCCGCAAGGATCGCTTGTTCTTTTAGACTAGAAAGGGACGTCGTCATTCATGTCCTCAAGTGGCACAGTTGTACCCTCTTTCATTGCACGATACGCACTATCCGGTTTAGCAGCTGGTGGCGCATCTGATTTACCGCCGAGCATTTGCATTTGGTCTGCAACGACTTCGGTAGTGTATTGATCCACGCCATCTTTGTTCTGCCACTTACGAGTAGTCATACGACCCGCTATAAAGACTTGTGAGCCCTTTTTTAAGTAATCCCCACATATCCCTGCCAGTTTGCCAAATGACGTGATTCTGACCCATTCTGTGCCATCTTTGTCTTTGGTTTTCCAACTTACGGCAATGCTGAAATTGCAGATTGCCTCGCCAGACGCCGTAAAACGTACTTCAGGGTCTTTGCCCAAGCGCCCGATAAACTCACAACGGTTTAAATCGTTACTCATTATTTACCCTCCAACTCTGTTTTGATTCCGTCGTACATTGCTTTTAAGACGGGTTTTTGATCGGCCGCGCAAGATTTGTAAAACGTGCCGAATTTTTCTTTAAGTGCATCAAGCGTTTTGCAAGCAGCCATTTCGTCAACTGCCCAATCCATGTCGAGTGTGACAGCAACTGATTGTGTGCGAACTGGCGCTTTTGATGCTGCGTTACCGTCGTCATCTTCCGACGCAATGCCTAAAGCTGCCTGCAAACCGTACCGTTTCCCGTACGAAATTGCCGAGCCAAACCCTTGGGCGTCTTGTTTGGTCGCCGGTACAAACAACATACCGCACGACATTTCTTGACCAGACTCATGAATCAAGACCGTTTCGACAATAACGCCGTGGTCAGCGCTATGCAATTTCTGCACAAATGCTAAACCGTTGGCGTTAAGTGCCGGCCGCACAGCGTCGATCACACTAGCTAGGCTAGAGTATGCAGATTTAAAGTGGGGATTTTTTGCGTCTTTGGCTGCGTGGTTCATTGCTGACTGAGCCTTGACTAGCGATTTTGCTAATTCGTTCATGTATCACCTGTATTGGTTAAAGTCCGATTGGACAAATAGATATTAAGCCATCTGAAACAATAACGCAAGTGTTGTATTCAGCGATCTTATTCAGTAGAATTAACCTATGACAAATTCAGAAATTATCAATGTGCTAGGTGGAACGAGCGTAGTCGCTAAACTGTGTAATGTGAGTCCAGCGGCCGTGTCGATGTGGCGTAAGACCAACATCCCTGCGGACAAGATGCTTTACTTAGCGGCTACGCTCGAAAAGTCTACGGAAGGTGTACTAAATCGTAGACAAATGTTTCCAAATACCTACAAAATCATTTGGCCGGAGTTGCACTAAGCCGAAAATCGTTTAAAATAAAATTGTTGTCGTAGAAAGCAACAGATTAAAGCCCGTTTCAGTCAGTATCTTGCCCCGTAAAAAAGGGGTTTCTACCAAGATGCTGATTAAAACGGGTTTTTTTATGTCCTCTACGATGTATTAAGACGTTGTGATCTGGAGGCTCTAACGACATACCAGCGGATCACGATAGTAAGCAGACTGGGGGTAAGTGGATGTAATACTGCAAAAATAGGTGGCGAAGTTAGTGCCTATTCCACGCAAGACTGACGGGTTCTGTGGCTCCAAAAGGCAAACAGATTAAGGCGACCTAGGTAGGCTAGGTTCGTTCACCAAAAGGCAAGTGGGTTAAACAGATGGGTAAGAGCAATAGTCAAATAGCTAAAGAAATAAAAGATTATTACGAAAAAAGAATGAGAGCGTATAAAAAAGTATTAAAAATTGCTCAACCAAAGAAAAGTTATCCACAACCAAAACCGTCAATTAAAAAGTGGCTTAAAAACAGCACATTCGTTATAAAGCTGCCAAATTTGTAAAACGTATTTAACGAAACGTCCTAAATGTCACATAAATAATACATTTGGCGGCTTTATGTCTCATTTGTAATACATTGTTATACACATAGGGTAAACACCTAGCAATAAATATCTTGACATGAGAGTTAAGCAAGCTGAACATGAAGGCTCTTAACTAGGGGATCAAATGAAAAAACAACCAGTCGCAATTGCAGACCAAGGGTTTTACAAGAGTTGGACGCTTGAGCAGGCCGCAAGTCGTCCAGGCAGTCTGACCATTCTGCAAGCGCCAAGCCGCATCAAACACACAGTCCACCATCCTGACGGGAGAATTGTCAATGACCAAGAATCAACAACAAATAATGAACGCAATTAAAAATTCAGACAACTGGATTACGATTGCTGAAATCGCCAAAATTACGGGTATTTTTGAAAACAATGTTTACAAGGTTTTGCGTACAACGCCATTTTTAAGAGTGGATCAAGCGCAGATAATGTTAAAAAACGGTCGCACAGCTGCTGTATACCGGATGCCAGTAAAGATTACAGGCACAGATATGGCGCTTAATCTTGCTAAAGAATACCCTGGCTTATGGGGTCAATTACATTGGGTTAAACATGAAACGATTTTGCACGGGATGCCAACGAGAAAAGCCGGTTCAAGGTGGTCAATTGCTTGAAAGCCGGTACAGGCGTTGGAAGTGTTGGGAATGTGTGAACAAAATCAATCAATCAATTTATGCGAGTAAAAAAAATGATTCCACATCAATTAGCTGAATGGGCGTTATGGTTTTATGGGTCGTTTGGGCTATGGATTGGGGCGCTGATAGCTTGGGGTTGGGTAACCAAGAAAAAGCCGCCTGTAGAGCCGTTTAAGACGTTTGATGCGCCATGTAGATGTTTGAATCCTATCAAATGTGATTTTTACGACAAATGCATGAAGGATGAAAAATGATTACTGGTTATTGCTCGACTGAATACGAGTTAATGATCGTTTGGCAAATGTGGTATGTGTTTACTTTAATAATCATGGGGGTGGTATGGATAGCTTGAAACAATACGCTGACTTAGTTGAGGCTCAAAGCAGGTCAATTGAAAGTTACGCTCGAGTTGTTAATAAATTGAAAGATGAGGAAGCCACAGCAATTCGGGGCGAGGCTTACTGGTCAAAACTGTTGGAAGAAGTTGTGGCTGCGGCCAGACTGTCTGAGCTCGAAGCGTGCGTTGAGTATTTGGAAAGTTTGCACCAGTTTCAAAGCAGCCATAATTATTATCGCAACGCAGCACTTAAATTGTTAGCAGAGCGAGGGCCTAAATGAACAAGATTGATTTAATTATTGATGCGCTTGAGAACAGTAAAGGATTAGCTCAAACAGATAGGGCGCATCTTAAAACTGCCCTCGCCGCTGCCCGTAAACTGAAAGCGTTGAAGCCTGTGGCGTGGATGCTACCAAAATACAACGATGTGATCTCAGCATACGAGACGGATGGCACAGGAATATACAACATACCACTTTATGCACTAGACGAGGATACGAAATGACAGACCGTGAATTGCTAGAACTTGCGGCGAAAGCTGCGGGGTATGAGACGATTGAATATAACGATTTAAGAGGCTCAATGCTAGACATACGATATGGTCGTGATGAGGCCATCTGGAACGGTGAAGACTACTGGAATCCGTTGGTTGATGACTGCGAGGCTCTGCGACTGGCGGTTGATTTAAAGTTGTCTTTGTATATAAATCTTGCGGTGCGGGTTGATTACCGTATACCAAGTGAAATGCCAAGCGTGCCTTTATATGAACCGCTTGAGCCTGACGTTTACGCCGCAACACGCCGAGCAATCGTGAGAGCAGCGGCAGAGATTGGTAAGTCTATGGAGGTGACGAAATGAACCGTGAACTATTGCGGCAAGCGTTGGATTACATCAAAGAAACTTACGATTTTTGTGCGGTTATGCAGCAGCCTAAAGAACGAGAAGAACAATTGATAAAAGCCCTTGAAACAGAGTTAGCCAAGCCTGAGCAAGAGCCTGTGGCGTATCGACATTTACATGAAGATGGTTATGAATATTACGATGCGCCGACTGGCATTGATTGTAATGAGTGTGAGTCACTCTACACAGCACCGCCACGCAAGCCGTGGGTCGGGCTGACGGATGATGAAGTTTACGAAATCGCAAACTTTTGCAAAGACCAGTCATTTAGCTTTTATGCAAAAGAAATTGAAAACAAACTTAAAGAGAAAAACGCATGAACAACTTTGAATCTTTTTGGCAACTGTACCCGCGCCGAGTTGGTAAAAAAGCAGCCAAATCAGCATGGCTTAAATTGTCAATTGGTGAACAAAAGGCCGCATTAAATTCGATAAACGAACATATATGTTATTGGAATACGCATTCCACGCATATCAACTTTATTCCGCACCCATCTACATGGTTAAATCAAGGCCGTTGGGAGGATGAACTTGATTTAACGCCAGTTAACAAAAAACCACCATTGCCGTGGTATTCAACCGAGCAGCTAACGTTTGATAAAGCGCGAGAGTTACAGATGAATGCGCGACCAGGTGAGGATATGGGCCAGTTTCGATCTAGGATTGCGGCCAAGATTGCGGAGCTGGCATGAGTGAGTACAGCCCGCATCCGGCCATCGAGTACATTTGGGAAAACGCGCCTGCATACGCCAAAGCAAAAGGCGAACTGGCGCATCTTGAAGCATACAAATCTAGCTTAAAAGCAATTTTGATGAAACGCTCGGGTGAGTCAGCAATTGGCGCACAAGAACGCGAAGCATATGCTCACGAAGATTATCAACAATTATGCGTAGGGATCGGCGTAGCAACTGAGCAGGCCGAGTTGCTAAAGTGGCGTTTAACTAGCGCTCAGATGCGATTTGATGCATGGCGGTCGGAGCAGGCAAACAACCGTAACATTGACAAGGTGACAAAGTGAACGCAAACGATGTACAAACGGGTGGCAATCATTACGTTTTAAAAGCTATACAACCTTGGGATTTTATTATTGCAAACAACTTAGGTTATCTTGAAGGCAATATTATTAAGTATGTGACCAGGCACAAAGAGAAAGGCGGCATTGAAGATTTAAAGAAAGCGCAGCATTACTTACAAAAACTGATTGAAACACAAGGGGCATAATATGGAATTTGAATTTATTAGCAAAAATTGCGATACCTTTACAAAAATTAAATTTGAATTTAATACTGATTTTGCGGAGGAAGTAGTTGAGCAATTTATTAATTTTATGCGGGCTAATGGTTTTTCAGTTGACGACTTAGTAGATAAAGATGAGTAGCTGGCTAATAGTGCTCACAGGCTCTATATACGCCTACATCAGCGCTGAACAAGCATTCAAGGGTAATGTACCTATGGCCATTACTTACGCAGGCTATGCGCTTGGTAACGTGGGCCTTTACTGGATGGCAAAATGATTTACTTAATTGCAGCGTTTACGCTTAAATACTTGAAAGCCGGTTGGGGTTGGTGGGTATTGTTTGCGCTGGTGCTAATTATTGATTTGTTAAAGGATTGAAATGACCGATTACGCAGAATGTTTGATAAAGATCAATCAAGGACTAGATGCATACCGCAAGGCAATTTTGCAAAACAAACTATTTGAAGCGTTTGTAATTGCTGAAGATTTAAAAAACTTGTGCCAATGGCTTGAAGGTTGGACGTACGAAAAGGTCAAGCGTGGCGACCAAGGCTGAAAAAAAGCATTATGACAAAATCGCTCAATTGGGATGTTGCTTGTGTCGGCATCTTGATTTGGGCGAAACTCCATGCGAGATACATCACATTAGGCACGCCGGCCGCAGAGACTTAGCGCCAGTTATAGGTCTTTGCCCCGAGCACCATCGAGGCAATACGGGCGTGCATGGGTTGGGTCGTAAAGCCTTTAATCGAACCTATGGGTTAACAGAAGAAGATTTATTATTAACCTATGAGTCAAAATAAATCACAATTCAAGCGGGTCAAAGCCCAATTCATTGCTAATTTGGGTGGCTAGGCGACGAAATACGTCATCGTGCTTATCCCATTTTGAGGTATTCCAACGCTTGCAATGGATCATTTCGTGAGAAAGTGTACGAATTACTGTAGATAAATGGCCGTTTTTGGCTTTACTAATGCTTATTTGATGTTTTTCTGTCAAATCACAGTAAAAATAAGTACCCATTGCGTCAAGCTCATTAGTAACCTTAAACTCAATAGATGATACTTCCGGTAGATGCCAACCACAAAAAGGCTTGAGCGTTTTCAACATTTGGTAAATCGACGCAAGCATTTTTGAAGTAAGTTTCATGCTAAACCTTTACGATCTTGCCGCGGAATACAACTTCGTCCTCGCCAAACACTTGCACGAGCTCGGGCATAAGTAATTTGCCACGATCCCAAGTTAATACCGCAAACCCGCTACGCCAATCTTTAGGACCATCTTCGGTATAGTCGGCAAATTGCAAATTGTTAGGTTCAGCGAGTGTGCCGGTCTGAACACCGTATCGCGTGCCGTTATAGTCGGTAACTGGTTGTACGGCTAAGACATGGGTATGGCCAGTTACGATAGATGTACCACCGTGCATCGTATTGTTATATCCAGCGTACCGTCCGCCTTTGAATCGGTGCTTGATGCAAACATCTTCGTTAACCCAGTAAGACCAACAGGGTTGCCATCGGGGAAAATGGTCTTTAAGGGTAAAACCTTGTACGCCCTCATAGGCCGAGGCTTGGTTGGCCAACATAGTTTCAAAGCGTGCGTCATGATTACCTAAAGTCCAGATTAACGGGCATTTTGTAATATCTTCGATTTGCCCCAAATAAAACTTACAGGCTTCGAGCTCTTGTTTGACGGTCGGTTTGGAATCCCAACCAATGCGAGGAAAACGGGATATAGCGCCACCATCAAACGCATCGCCGTTATTGACTACAACTGTGGGTTTTAAGACTTTTATAAAGTGTAGCAATGCTTTAAAAGCCGTGGTTGTATCGTCTGGCCAAAAGTGAGCGTCGCTAAAAACAATCACAATGCCTTTTTCTATGTCTATGCCGCGTCGAATGTAACCAGGTGTTTCATGTATCTTTTTAATGCCTACCGTTTTTTGTGAATTAGCTGTGGGCAATTCAATTTTGTGCTTTGTCTCAATCGTTCGTCTGCGAGTATAAACGTTACGAACTGCACATTTCATACGATCCGCAACTAAGGTCGGGCTACCTAATTCATTCCAAAGTTTAATAAATTCATCATCAGTAAAGACAAGCGACATATAATTTACCCATGAGAGCAAAACGTGTTGATGTGAATCAAAAGGATATTGTGAACGCTTTGAAGATGTTTGGCGCTACTGTCGTCGATCTTTCAAGTGTTGGCAAGGGTTGCCCAGACTTACTAATTGGATTTAATAACAAAACCTATCTTATTGAAGTAAAACGAGATAGTAAAGCGAAATTTACACCACAGCAGTTACAGTTTAATGAATCATGGCGCGGCGGCGTAATGGTTAGAGTAGAAACAGTCCAAGATGCACTCGCTCTGTTAAATTGAATGCAAAAGGTTTAAAATCGATATAACGGTTGCACATAGCTTTAATTTTAGTAAAATACATTTACCTTAATTTAGGACGAATATAATGGCCTACGAAAAAATGCCCAAAGGTGTCATGTCATCTGACCGCACCGGCACAAAGAAAATT